GGGCGATTAAAGTTAGAGATGTCAAACGCAAAAAGACACGAACTTGCTGTAAAACAGGCAAAAGTGTTCGAATCGTTTATCAAAAATCTTTAATTTTATAAATATTACTTGACATTATTGAAAAATCAATAGGTCAGTAGTATTGAACTAACTATTAACTTATAAGGAAAAAAAAGCAATGGCTGAGAATACACAAGCAGACTTACCGAAAAAGAATGCCGCACCAGCTGAAGCACCTAAGTCATTACAAAGTACTATCCAGAATGTAATTACAAAAGCAATTACATCTCCAACAGATGGTAAAGTAGATTTTGCACAAGGGGTAAACCACATCACAGGTGACCCACAACAAAAAAGTGCAGGCGCTCCAGATGCAATGCAATCTTTAAAGGCAGAGATGCAACCAAAAAAAGATATGAACGCTTCTTATGATGACATGAAAAAAGAAACTGAAGATAAAGAAAAAGAAATGAAAGAAATGTCAGACAAAGAAAAAGAAATGAAAAAAGAAGCAGACGACAAGAAAAAAGAAGACATGAAAGAAGGCGAAATGCCTGCTGGTCTTAAAAAATACCTTGACAAGAAAAATGATAAAAAAGAAGAAAAAGAAGATGAGAAAAAAGATGTTAAGGAAATGGAAGACAAGAAGTCTGAAATGATTAAAGCTGAGATTGACAAAATGAAAAAAGAGATGGAAGACAAAGAGAAAGAACTTAAAGCTCAAGTTGATAAAGAAAAAGAAATGAACGAAGCTGAACATAAAGACGACAAAGAGAAAAAAGAAGAAAAAGAAGACGAGAAGAAAAAAATGTCTGAAGCAGAAGATAAAGAAAAAGAAATGAAAAAAGAAATGCAACATGATGCTGAAAAGAAAACTGCTAAAGAAAAAGTAAAAGACATGAACATGAAAGAAGATGTTAAGGCTTTAACTGCTGATGAAGATTTATCAGAAGAGTTTAAACAAAAAGCTGCAACAATTTTTGAATCTGCTGTAAGAGCAAAACTTGTCGAAGAAATTGAGAAATTAGAGAGTGAATACGAAACTAAGGTTGAAGAGAAAACTGAAGAAGTTAAATCAGAAATCGTAGAAAAAGTTGACGCTTATCTAAATTATGTTGTAAGTGAGTGGACGAAAGAAAATGAACTTGCAATAGAAAAAGGTTTAAGAACCGAGATAGCTGAAGATTTTATCGGCGGTCTTAAAAACTTATTTGAGTCTCACTACATTGAAATTCCAGAAGAGAAGTACAATGTAATTGAGAATCAAGCTGCTGAAATTGAAGAGTTAAAAGGAAAACTTAACGAATCAATGGAAACAACCGTAGAACTTAACCAAAAAATCGGTGAGTTTGCTAGAGACGAAATTCTAGTAGATGTTGCAAGTGATCTTGCTGAAACTGAAAAAGATAAGTTTAAAGGTTTAGCAGATAGTATTGAATATAAAGATGCTGCTGATTTCAGAACGAAAGTAGAGACGGTAAAAGAGTCTTATTTTCCAAAGAAAAAAGTAGTAAGTGAAGACGAAACTAATGATGTGGCAGACAAACCTGTGTCAGATTTATCTGGCTCTATGGCTGCATATGCCGCTGCTATTAGTAAAATAACTAATAAAAAATAAAAGTTAATTAACTTTAATAAGGAGAGATAGAACTATGTTTTTATCAGAACACGTACAACAGAAATGGCAGCCTGTTTTGGATCATCCTGATTTACCAAAAATCGAGGATTCATACAAAAGAGCGGTCACATCTGTAATACTAGAAAACCAAGAGAAGTCGTTAAAAGAAGACGCTGCTTTCTTATCAGAAGCTGCTCCTGCTAACGCAACTGGTTCTTCTATACAAAACTGGAATCCTATCCTTATCTCTTTAGTAAGAAGAGCAATGCCTAACCTTATCGCTTACGATATTGCAGGCGTTCAACCTATGTCAGGTCCTACAGGCTTGATCTTTGCAATGAGAAGCAGATTCTCAACGCAAGGCGGTACTGAGGCTCTTTTTGACGAAGCAGATACAGATTTTTCAGGCAGAAATGCTGCTGGATCATCTGTGGATGGATATTCATCAACAGCTCATTCGGGTGAAAACCCTGCTGTGCTTAACGACTCTATCGGTACTTCTACTGGTTACACAACTGGTACAGGTATGACAACAGCAGCTGCTGAAAAACTAGGGGAAGACTCTGGTAATCAGTTTGCTGAAATGGCATTCTCAATTGAGAAATCAACGGTGACTGCTAAGTCTAGAGCTCTTAAAGCAGAGTACACTATGGAATTAGCACAAGACCTTAAAGCAATTCACGGCTTAGATGCAGAGACAGAATTGTCAAACATTTTATCTGCTGAGATCCTTGCGGAAATCAACAGAGAAGTAGTTAGAACAATTTACAGAACTGCTGAAGCTGGTGCTGCTGACAACGATAACTCAAACTCGGCTATCAATACTACATCGGCTGGTATCTTTGATTTAGATACTGACTCAAATGGTAGATGGTCAGTTGAGAGATTCAAAGGTCTAATGTTCCAAGTTGAAAGAGACGCAAACACAATCGCACAGAGAACCAGAAGAGGAAAAGGTAACATAATTATCTGTTCTTCAGATGTTGCCTCTGCGCTTCAAATGGCTGGTGTTTTAGACTACACACCTGCTCTTAACAACAACCTAAATGTAGATGACACAGGTAATACTTTTGCTGGCGTATTAAACGGCAGATACAAAGTTTACATTGACCCTTATGCGTCAAACCTTGCGTCAAATGCTTCACCAACTAAACAATACTATGTTGTTGGTTACAAAGGTACTTCACCATACGACGCTGGATTATTCTATTGTCCGTATGTACCTCTACAAATGGTTAGAGCAGTTGGACAAGACACTTTCCAACCAAAAATTGGATTTAAAACTAGGTACGGCTTAGTTGCGAACCCATTTGCTGGTGCTGGAAGTGGTGATTCAATCACTGCTGACGGTGTTGGTTCAATCAACGCAAACAGATATTACAGAAGAGTACAGGTTACAAACATAATGTAATCTTACTTTTTCGTAAGAAATTTAAAAGGGCGGCCTAGTGTCGCCCTTTTTTAAGCGTATAAATAAAAATATGAAATATCTAATAATACTACTAACATTTTTTCTTGTATCTTGTTCTAAACCTAACATAAATGTGTGGGATAAATTTTGGGATAGAGTAGATAACATGAAACAAGAGGATAAAGTATCTAAATCAGATCAAAAATTAATACAAGAAGCCACAGATAAAGAGTGGGAAGAAGTAGATAAACAAACAGATAAATAGTAGTATGACTATTACAAACTCATACAATAGACAACCTGACAAATTAGATTATGCTGAACCTACAAAGTTTAAGTTTAGTATAATTAAACTACCTAAAGTAGAGTATTTTTGTACAGCTGCTAATATACCTGGTATCTCACTAGGTCAAGCAAATCAACCAACACCTCTAAAAGATGTACCATTACCTGGTGATAAACTAGATTATGATAATCTTACAATATCATTTTTAGTAGATGAAAATTTAGAGAATTATAGAGAGATACATGGTTGGTTAACAGGTCTAGGTTTCCCAAAAGACCATGAACAATTTAGAAATCTACAAAACGCAGGTAGTGATAGATACCCAACTACTTCAAATACAGGTTTAAGTAAAGAATTAGGAAAAGTGAGTAAAGCAGTGCAAGATGATGGAGGTCTCTATTCTGACGCAACCTTGTCAGTCCTAACTAGTAAAAATACGAAGAACTTAGAAGTTAGATTTAGAGATTTATACCCTATCTCGTTGTCAGGATTAGATTACAATCAACAAGAAACAGATATACAATATTTAAGTGCAACGGTTAGCTTTGCTTATAAGATATACGAATTTGCAGGTGTGTCGTCAAGCACAACCGTAGAAACTACTACATAACCTTGACTTTTTAAAGAAAAGGTGTTATAATTATAATATGCTATTTAAAATAATATTGGAGTGATATGACATTAGAAGAATTACAAGAACTTGCCGATAAAGATTTAAAAATTAATGATACTGAATTAGATTTAGAATCATTAAAGATACCACAATTACATAACAAGTATTCAAAGTTTCATACTAAATTTATCAATCTTTTAAAGAAAACTGAAAATGAAAGAGATAGATTAATTAGAGAGAAATGGGAATACTATACAGGTAAATCTGCGCCATCTGTTTATCAGACTAAACCTTTTAATCTAAAAATATTAAAACAGGATGTAGATAAATATTTAAAGTCAGATGAAGACGTAATTAGAATTGACCAAAAGGTAACTTATATACAAAGCATTGTAGATTATTTGGATAAAACTATTCGTATTATAACTAATAGAACATTTCAAATTAAAAATGCAATTGAATGGCGTAAGTTTACAAGTGGAGTTATTTAATGATTTTAAGACACAACTATTTTACATTTCCAAAAGCTATCTCTAAAGAAAATTGTCAAAAAATAATACAACATGGTTTAACAACCATGAATGTAGCAAAACAAAGTGATCCTAAAAGTATTGTTGCAACAACATATGGTAGTAAAGAAAAAGGAACAGACGAAAAATTAAAAACTGCATTAGGCAGTATGTCTGAACAGGCTGCAAAGAAAAAAGGTATTAACTTAAATACCACATATGTAAGAGATAGTTATACATCATGGATAAATGATAAGTGGATATATGATCTTGTTTTACCCCATGTACATACAGCAAACAAAGAGGCAGGTTGGAACTTTGATATAAAAGATAGTGAGATGTTTCAATTTACGGTTTATAAACCAGGTGGTTTCTATGGTTGGCACTCTGATGGTAGATCAGATCACTTCGGTAGTTATAAGAAAGCAATACCAGGTGTCAATAAAAAAAATAAACATGGTAAGTTTACTGAAGGTCTAACTGATAATGACTTCATGGTTGGGTTGAATAGAAAAATATCAGTGACTATTAACTTAACAGATAAGGCAAATTACAAAGGTGGTGACCTAAAATTTGATATGGGTACTCACACTGCTAAAAGGTATCATGTTATAAAAGAGGCAAGAGAACAAGGAAGTATTATTGTATTCCCTAGTTTTTTAATGCACCAGGTTACGCCTGTCACTAAAGGCACTAGATATTCATTAGTATTGTGGACACTAGGACCCCCATTTAAATAATCCATAAATAGTTATATGAAAACACAAAAAGAAAATATAGAATTTTTTAATAAACATAATTATCTATTAATAAAAGAGTTTCTTCCTAGGAATCTTGCTGACTTCTTATATCATTATGGTAAGACATATGTTATGGCCGCTGATGTAATGGTGCAAACAAAGTTTCCTAGATACAATGAAGAGTTGCATGGCGCATTTGGCGATCAACAAGTACCTAATACTTTTAAACGATATGGTGATCCAGTAATGGATGCCCTATTGTTATATGCTCAAAAAGGCATGGAAAAAAATTCAGGTATGAAACTACAGCCAACTTATAGTTATTGGAGATTATACAAAAACGGCGATATATTACGAAGACATAAAGACAGACCTAGTTGTGAAATATCAACAACATTGTGTTTAGGTTACGATATATCAAACATGGAAAATAAAGATTACAATTGGCCGATGTTTGTAGAAGAGACTGGTTCATATAAAGGTTTACCTGGTAAACCTGTGCATATGGAACCAGGTGATATGATTATTTACAAAGGTGCATTAATAGATCACTGGAGAGAACCATTTGAAGGCAGAAATCACTGCCAAGTATTTTTACATTATAATAATTTAGAAGGCCCGTATGGCGAAATAACAAAATATGATACTAGGCCTTTTGTCGCTCTGCCAGGTGATTTTGTAAATATCGAAAGAAGAAAAAAGATAAAGGCGATACATGACGATATAGTTGACAGCAGATTAAAGAAAGAAAGTATTAATCCTGAAGATTATGGTCATAGAAAGTATGGGCCTAATGGTGAAGAATATAAGGATGTTTTAAATGGCGGCGACTCTAAAGATAAGAAAAGTTAATGATGTATATCTCAAAGTAGAGGCTGACGCTAATATTAGAAGAGATTTATCAGATTATTTTTCTTTCGAAGTACCTGGATATAAGTTTACTCCACAATATAGAAATAGAGTTTGGGATGGCAAGATAAGATTATACTCTTATGCCACAGGACAAATCTATGTAGGTCTGTTAGATTATTTAATTGATTATTGCACAAAGAATAATATAGAAGTAGATAGACCAAACGACCTATATTACAAACCAGAAATGTTTAACAAAGAGGATGTAAGTCGTCTATTTGAAGAATTTAATTTACCAATTGAACCTAGAGATTATCAAACAAGTGCATTTAAATATTCATTAGATAGAAAAAGATGTTTATTACTATCACCTACTGCCTCTGGTAAATCGCTTATCTCATATATGTTGGTTAAATATTTTATGATGAAAGGTATACCAGGTCAAGGTGGTGATGTATTGCCTGAAGGTAAAAAAATATTAATCATAGTACCTACAACTTCACTAGTAGAACAATTATATAAAGATTTTAAAGATCTC